GTATAAAAAAATATGTAAAAATGTGTTTTTTTCGATAAAAAAAAGTAAACTCTATTTTAAGATATGTCCCTTCTAATTTATAGTCCACAGTGTAACCATAGTTTGGATATAATTGACTATATTAATAAACATCCACAACTCAAACAAATTGTTAAATATCATAACATTAATAAATTGGGTATACCACCACAATATAAAAATAAAATTACGCGTGTTCCAACTATGCTTACCAAAAACGGTAAACTTTTAGTAGGTAATGAAATACGAAACTGGTTAGAATCACTTTTACCGGTACAGGAATTGGAGACGTGTAATTTTGGTGGTTGTTCAACAACATCTTTAGAAGGGGAGGGTTCAGGAGACTTATTTGGTTTAGATGACTATGGTAGAACTTTACAGCCGGCTATGACACCCGAACTTGAAGATAAGATTAATCAAAGTGTATCAGATGCATATAACAAGAATATAAAGAATTAAATCTATATTTTTTCAGATATGAAATTGGCGACAATTCAGGCGAGTGCCATAAAATCAACCTTTGAAGTACTCAAAGATATACTCAATGACGTAAATATATACTTTAAACCTGATGGTATATACATCGTAACTCTCGATACAGCTCGTACATCCTTGGTTGACATGTATCTCTCATCGGATAATTTCGAAGAATATACATGTGAAACTGATATAATTGCGGGTATAAATGTCGCGAATACATTTAAACTTCTTAAATCGATAACAAATAATGATGTTCTTGTAATGAGTATAAATTGTAAAGAGTTTATGAATATTGAAATTCATAATGAATCAAAGAAAACGTGTACTAAGTTTGCTTTGAAATTACTCGATATAAATGAAAACCAAATTGAAGTACCAGATATGACCATGACCACGATTACACCAATGGCCTCCATGGATTTTCAACGAATATGTAGAGATATGCATAATATTGGTAATATTATAGAGATAACTAGGGAAGGTACAAATCTTAAACTACAGTGTATGGGTGATTTTGCAAACCAAGAAACGAATATTGAATGTACGGAAGAGAGTCCCAAAATTTCGGGTGAATATTCCCTTCGATACATGAATATATTTACAAAAGCGACGAGTATGTGTTCTACAGTACAAATTATGCAAGAAGAACAGAATAGATTTTTGATATTAAAATATAACGTTGCTAATCTGGGTGAATTGAAATTTTACTTGGCAACTAGGGTACCCGAAGATCAGTGATATACCCATCGACGGTACTTACAATTTTAGTCGTACCAATTGCACTTTTTAATTTTATTTTTGGAAAATCATTTTCAAGCGCGTCTATGTCATAATATAACATATCCCTTATTTTAACTTTTTCGTTATGAAAATCTTTACGTGGTCCCGCGTACCGTTTAATCTTGTTTAAAATATCCTTAACTGGTTTATCATCCGAATCGAGCAAAACAGCTGAAACGATTGGTATGTTAAATACAACCCCACTTTTACGTGGTGGTGGCCATGGGTGATCCATATCGTACGTCAAATATTTGTACATCGTGTTATTGTACCAATATTTAACACGAACCACAGTTTTCGTAACATTCTCGGGAATTGTAGTCTCTTTATAATCTGAATAGTTTAATGTTTTGAAAACACTTTCGGTCTCGTCATCCCATTCGTTACGCTCTTCGTACCAAAATTCATCAAGTTCTTCCGGTAACGGTGTTTTTGTAGTATCTAAAAAATATTCCATAGATGTATCCACAATTCTATAGTCTGAGATGGAAAATACCGATTGTAATGTTGAATACACCCATAAAATAACGTTAGTTAAAAGATTACCGAACATTATATTTAATTATTATGGAAGGTAATTTTTTAAGTAGATATACCAATAAAGTAGAAACATGGGAAAAGTCTATTCGAGACGACCCCATTAATAAATCGAAATATGAATATGAAATGTCACAATATATAATCCAGTGTATGCCGTATCTGGAATTATATACAGATGAACTTAAAAAAGAAGTAAGTACCGATAACGTTTTCAACTGTAAAGAAACATCAGGACTACAGAGGAAAGATATATTTAATGATTACCTAATAGACGTAGAAAAGTTAAATAATATAGATAGACCTGTAGAAAAGAAACGTGAAGTATGTCCCACATGTCCAGAAAGTAACGTGTTTCATTTTGCGGATACAAGTGACCTCGTTTGTGATAATTGTGGTGCGATTTTAGCAACACTTATCAGTGAAGAATTAACATATAGAGAAGAACAGGAAACGTCGGAAAAGATAGTCAATTATTCGTATAAACGTGAAAATCATTTTAATGAATGGTTATCACAATTTCAAGCTCAAGAGACGACAACTATACCACCCGAGGTAATAGAACAACTACGTAACGAACTCAAAAAAATAAAGGTAAAAGTTTTAGATGAGATTACACATGCACGCGTTCGTACACTCTTGAAAAAACTGAAACTCAATAAGTTCTATGAACACGTCCCGTATATAACAAATATCATAAGTGGGGTAAAACCACCGTCCATGCCCCAGAACTCGAAGAACGTCTGCGTATAATGTTCAAGGACATTCAAAAACCGTTCGATGATAACTGTCCACCAGAAAGAAAAAACTTTTTGAGTTATTCGTATGTACTCTATAAATTTTGTGAACTTTTGAGTGAAGATAAGTACCTGAAATATTTTCCACTTTTGAAATCAAAGGAAAAGTTATACCAACAGGACGTCATATGGAAAAAGATATGTGAAGTCCTTCATTGGGAATATATACCAACGATTTAAAATCTACATATATACTAAAATGGCCTTCCCAGTACGTAACAATAAATCTAAAAAATTGCAAAAGGAAACGGATAATAAGTTCCCAAACTCCCCAAAACCAAAATCTAAATCTAAATCTAAATCGAAGGCGAGAATGAACCCTTTGAGAAGAGGTGTTGTATACAACAGCTTAAGCAACATGCTCAAAAACTTTGCGAACAAAAAGCGAAACACACCCGAAGTTTTCGAAAACATTAACGACAAGCTTAAAAGATAAAAGCTTTAATATACGTAATGAACAACGATCCATATTACAATTTCTGTTTAGAAGAAATCAGGTTCTACACAGAAAAGATAAATGAAATTATAAAAGAAGGNCTTAAAGACCCTAAAAAGTATTACGAAGAATCCAAAAGTGAATGGAAAAAGATCTACCAAATGATACCTGTTATGTACATGATGAATCAGATGGAGGATGAAAAAAAATAGTTGGTTACTATAAATGTCAGCTGCATTACTTGGTATAGTCTTAATATGTTGTTCAAGTTCAGCAGCAGGAGCTGGAACGTTCCGTGGTGGTTTTATACCGGATACGTCTCCATTTATAGCTAAAAAGTTGAAAAAAATAATACAACTCATTATAACTGGTGATGCTAAACCAATAGATTGCGAGAATTTGTATAAATATATGGAAGAAACTAAAGGAACGAGTGCTGCGGAATCTGCCGTTCAATCATTATCAGAAAATGAAAAAACTATATTAGAAAGGGTATATGATATAGGGAGAAGTGTAGCACCAGAAAAAATATGTGATAAGTCTGTAACAGATTCATCAATTGCATTATTTAAAAAGGTTCAAAAAGCACCCGAAGGTGAAGATGTAACGGGGTTTTGTAGCGAACTCGGTGAACTTAGTAATGAAAATAAAGGTGAAAGAAGGCCTATATATTATTGGGATGAATCTAAAAAGGAATTTGTAAAAGATGGTATTTATTTTTCAAATGCATTTGGTGGTAAAAGTGGACCTGAATTAGAGGAACCTGTTATAGCTAAATGCATGGAAGCTGGTATTAATATTCGTTAATCTAAAGTTATATACCTAACCTCTAAATCACTGTTAAGTGATGTAGGGAAATTAATAAGGTACCCTTCCGTGAACCCCGTCAAGCGTAGATAGTTTTGTGCTTGTGTGACCATGACATCGTTCATGGTTTTAACTGATTTCAGTTCAACCACGGTTTTGTTATTTAAAATTAAATCGGCGCGAAGATTCCCTATTGTGTGTCCTTCAAACACAATAGGAACTATTCTCTCCGTTTC